CAGGGTTTAACCCTGGGGTCTCTTTTGATACATGGATTATACAAATCTTGCACACTTTGGTGTGTATACTAATGTATAGTTCATGTGATTTTATTTTGTTTCTTTTATTTAATTTTAAGCCGCGCAGGCAATACGAGCCGCTCTTTTTGGCTCGGAATCTTTAATTTAATTATTTTAGTGTGATGGTCAAATTCAATGCTCGTTAATCTTCAATGTATAAATATGTCACAAAATATTTCTCAATCAGTTCAACAAAATTTAGTTTTGGCAGAGCAACGTGCGGTTCTTTCAGAGGATGCGGTTGCAGGTGGGTTATCCTTGGATAACTCGATGGCAGACACATTGGTAATGCGTGAACAAGCTTGGCATACAGAGGATCTTCTCAAGAAACCAATTGTCTTAGCTACTGTAGCTTGGACAACATCTCAAACTTTAGGTACAGATATTTTTACAACTGATTTGCCAAATGCAGTGTGGGAAGTAGCTAGTGCTCTTCCTCAGTCTTTGTTAGATTTTTTTACTTTTTATCGTTCAGATTTAGTTTTGCGTTTTCAACTTAATTCAACCAAATTTCACTTAGGTCGATTAACAGCTTATTTTGATCCTTTGTATACATCTTCAATTGCAACTAGTGTTTATCGTGCAAGTGGGTTTCCAAATGTGAAGCTCGACGCTTCCGAGTCAACAGTAGCAGAATTAAATATTCCATATGTTCATTTTCAAAATTATTTAAATATGCTTTCAACAGATTTAACAACTGCAATGGGTCGTTTACATCTCCTTGTTCTTAACCCATTGGCAGCTAGTACTGGCTCAACAACTTCAGTTGATGTAACTATTTTAGTTTATGCTAGGAAGCCTTCAATACATGTTCCAATTTATTCTCATGATGTAACTCGTTCTCGTTCTTCAGCTAAAACTCTTTACAATGCAGTCGCTCAGGCTTGGTGGGATGATATCCCTATTTTAGGGAATATTATTCGGAATCCAGGGGAGGCTTTTAATGCAGCCTCTGACATAGTGTCTACTGGAGTTCAGTTGTGGGAAGGGAATTTTGCAGGTGCTTTACAATCAGGACAGAATGCGATAAAGGAGACATCCTTTGTTTTGAATCATGATTATCCAGTGTCAGTCAATGCTGAAGGACACTTTATGAATCATGCCGTTAGTAATATTGCAGCAGGAAAGGGAATCTATCAAGGAACTCGTTTAGCTTTGAATCCATTATCATCAACAATTCCCCTTCAGGGAGTGCTTCCAACTTCAACACATGAAATGTCAATAGATTATATTAAACAGATTCCAATGCTCCAATCACAAATCACTTGGCAAACAACAACAACTCAAGCTTCTTCGCTTTATAATCAATATGTTGCTCCGCAATTTTTAACACAGTATATAACTTCTTCAGATCCAGATTTAGCTTTAATTTATCCAACTTACATACATCATTTATCTAGTATGTTCCGATTTTGGCGTGGTTCGATCATTTTACGTTTAGAGGCAGTTTGTACTCAATTTCATACAGGACGTCTTTTAATAGCTTATTTACCAGGAGTTTTTACATCAACACCAACAATGGCTCAGGCCATGAATTCTCCTTCTCTAATTTTAGATTTACAACAAGCAAAAGAAATTGAGTTTGAAATGCCTTATCAGACAATTTATCCTTGGCTTTATACATCTTTGTCTACTGCCACTTCTTCGAGTGGTGATGATCGATCTTCTTCAACATTGGGATCCGTTTTTATATATGTTTTAAATACTCTTACAGCAACTAATAATATACCAACATCAATCACAGTTAATTTATATGTTCGAGGAGGAAAAGATTTGGAGTTTTCGGTACCATTCACACCGCATGTTGTTTTATCTGCTCTTCCAACAGTTTTCAATGCAATAGCTCAAGCAGCAGAGGAGGTAGAGGAATCTTCAACTCGTTCCGACGTTTTGGATTCATCTCCTCCAGTTCAGTTAGCAAAGTCGGTTTCAGATATCACAAAATTGCCTCCTTTTTGGTCTCATGGAGAATCCTTTGATAGTTTGTTAGATTATTGTCGTAGGTCGGGTTTGGCAGATTTTAATAATGTGGGATCAGCTTCAGTTCAAAATTCAATAGATTTCCTTCAATATGCAGTGGCTCCCCGAGTTTATATATCATCCTCAACATTGACAACAGCAGCTTCTAACTCAATAACTTATTATTTTCAGACTCCTTTAGATGTAGTGGCAGATTTTTTTCGATGTTGGCGTGGTTCGATTAGGTTTAAATTTGTTTCAAATGTTTCTTCAGTTTCTCAGTGTATGACTTCAGCATATATTCAGCCCTCTTATAATAATTCTTGGTTTTCACAAACTTCTGATGCTTCAACTTCCTCTTCATTGGCACGAGCTTTGGCTTATAATTCAGCAAATGCTGGGATTATTGATGTTACAAACAAGAATCCATGTTTAGAAGTTGAAGTTCCATTTTATAGTAATGTTTCTTTGATGATAAATACAGACATAAATCAAGCAGCGTCAGCTCCAGCTCTTCAATCACAATCTTCAGTTTTAATTACTTACATGATTCGTTCAGAATTGACCCCAATAGAGACAGCAATTAATATAACTTCAGGGACTAGCTCAGATGTAGCTTCAACTATTAGAGAGGCATATGTTTTCGTTTCAGCGGGAGACGATCTTCATATGTTTTATTTGATTCCACCTTTACCTAGGAATATTTTTATTCCCTTTACGGCTATCACCCCTGTGCCTATACTTACAGTATCAATGCAGGGTTCTCTCGTTTAATCCAATGGAAATTTCATTTTAATCGCATGTTGTTGGCTCTCTTCAGGAAAGTGCTAACCCCCAATTAATCAAGGTTAGATGTCGACACTGAATGTCGAGACTCGAATTTATTTGTAGTATTGAAGCTAGTAGAGATGTTTATTAGTAATCCGGGAGGTAAAGAACTGGTAAGTAAGGCATAGGTAACTGCGAATACGCAATAGTTATACTACCCTTTTCTTCACCTACTTCTTACCCTTTGACCGGACCTAATAAGCATTAATACTAGTGGATTTATTATGAGTATCTAAAACACATGTTCATAATCGTTTTCCTTCTTTCTATCGGAATTTTGATCTGATACTGGTGGTGCGCAGGTAAAAAGCACTATGAACTTTGACCAATTTTGTTTAAAACTTTTAAATATGCAATCACAACAGATGGACCTATCTTCTTGTTCGACTTCATCATCGTTTAATTTTGAGTGTGTGGAACATCCTTATATTAACCCTAATGTGAGAGTTAATTTGAAGGATATGGTTGAGATGCCAGCTCTGAGAGAGTTGGATGCTATTGCCGATGTCGACAATAGTGGAACTTTTCTTGAGTTCTGTCGTTCTTATTGCACTGCTTTGAGCCCCTTGTGTTTTACTGATTATTTGGAGTCACATCCAATTAAGAAACCCAAGGCGTTCAAGGTAGCTGCTGCTTCTATGAAAGATTTAGATGTGTGTCTGATGACAGGCATGTATCGTCTCCCTGCGACTAAGATTAGGAAGTCTAAGTTTGCAGATGGAGGGAGATTTTATAGAAGTACGAAGATGCCCTATGAAGAGCAAATTCGTAAAGAATGTGAGGAATTCACAGAAGAGTTAGAAGGGCTGATGCTTGAATTCGCTGAGAGAGTGAATTCGAGGTATTGGCATGGGGTGGATCCTAAAGAAGCTATTCGAGCTTGGTTACATTGTTTTCGTAACCCGCATATGAATGATGTGATAAATCATTTGCGGCCAGATCCACCTAGTCAGCACAATCCACAAGAGAGTGCTGATAGAATTGACGGGCCTGATGGCGCTTACCAAATGGAAGGCGAGGTCGTCAATTTTCTCCAAGGCTTAATTGCTAAGGATATACCTAAATCACTAAATGCTGTTCCTCAAGGACTTTTTGACCAAATGTTTGGTTTAAGAAAGGAAAATGAGGACATGCTTGCTGCAGAAGGTATTGCAGCTTTGGCTGAGGGGCAGTCGGCCCTCAGGCAGTCTACCGCTACTATGAGTGCGATAGAAAAATTAGTCGACTATGTGAAGTCTATGTTACTAGGTGTTCAAGATAGGATGCAATCCTATACGAACATTCTTGATAAGCTATTTAGGCCGGGATTCTTGCTAAGAATGATACTCGGGCTTTTTGCTGTAATATGGACTTGGCTCAAACGGCCAGCACTATTCACTTTTACTAGTCTATATGTGCTGTCTGATTGGGCAGGACAACTCGTGGGTATGAGTTTCGCCAATATTGGCAAATTGTTAGCAACAGCAGTTGCTCTCTGTCAGGTGCAAGCTCGAAATTCTGACTCGGACGATCTTAATGCACAACCACAAGGCCTCATTAACCTTGATAATGTGCAATTTTTGATTCCGCTATTAGCCGCCGTAGGCGTAGGAGCTTTTTGCCAATTTGACGAAAAATCATTTACCCCCGAAATTCTTGCAGGTTTTTGGAAATTTTTTAAGAAAATGCATGCGGTGGACCTAGGCTTAAAAGCCGTGGAACACATGTTTTCATATTTTCATAAATGTTGTTCAGCTGCCTTAGAATATTTCTTTGGCCTGCGAGATAAGTCAGTTGCGCATGTTGCGAAACTGAGAAAGGCCGACCAGCGAATTGGAAAATGGGCCGAAAGGGTTGTGGAACTGAGTGGAGAGTATTTTCAAATACGCTTATCAACAGATGAGGATCTCCGTAATGAAGTTTTTAGCCTTAAGGACCAGGGAATGGAATTTTTAACTTTGATTGGTGAACATGAGTGCTCTACTAGTCTCACTCCTTTGATTTTACCTATTATTAATAAATTGAACCAGTTAGTGAGAGAAGTGGAGCAAACATCTCCTCAGTCGAAGAAGAAGGTTGCACCCTTTGTAATTTGCTTTGTCGGGCCAACAAGAGTTGGTAAGTCGCGTGTTGCGCAGGAAATGCTGGACGATATATGTTATAATATTGGCATACCGCATTCGAATAGAGTTTACTCTCGAGGTGTCGATGACAAGTTTTGGTCTCGATACAAGGGTGAATTTTGTGTGCTGTATGACGATATTTTTCAGATATCTGGTACGGAGTTTGCTACGCAACAAGCGAGTGAGTTGTTCAATATTTGTTCCAATAATGCTACACCTTTAAACATGGCAGATCTCTCTGAAAAGGGTCGATTGTTTGATTCGAAGGTACTGTGGTTGACTTCAAACACAGCTTATCCAAGAATCAATGAAGTGAACACAAATACGGCGCTTTGGGCTAGACGACATGTGTTAGTTCATATGGAGTTGAAACCAGAGTTTCGTATTAGAGAAGGTGAATATCATTGGGACAAGTTACTGAAAGAGGATGGAATAACCCCCCGTCATTTAGATGAAACAACAGATTTCTATTTGTTACCACCAGTGCAGGAATGCCAAGTGAATCGATCACAGCCCCTGAATTATACCCAAATAAAGGCATATATTCAGGAGAAAATGATGGAGCATCTAAAGAAGGAGGAGTATTTACAGAATCTTCGAATAACTCGCGAACAGCAGCGAAAGGAGGTGCCTCCTAACGCTGAGCTCCAGTGTTCTAGATTGAACGCTGTCGCACAGAGCCCTGATCCAGCTCCGTCAACGAGCAAGAAAGAGGATCCGCCAATAGCACCGGTTTTCACAATTCCGAAGCCGCCAGAGAAGCCAGCTTTGAGGCCTATTAAGCTTTTGGAGCGCCTAAATACTCACAGTGTTGAGGAAAGAAGCCCTCCATCAAAGTCTGATGTTGATCTGAATGAAGAACTCCCATCTCTTGTAGTTGGAGTTTTGAATTGGAATATGTTTGCTGATAAGAATACTTGGAAACAACTGAAAGTAGTCTGCAGGCAAGGCCACGAATATTGTTTTGATTCTCCTGAATTATGTACAATGATTCAGATTATGTTTGGTTGTGAGAGGCAGGATATTTACATGCATATGTATGCAATGGTAAATAGATTACCTCCTCCAAACTTAACTATTGAAACTTATAGACGTGGCAAGGTCAGTGTTGTTCAGCAATACATAGATGCTCGGAAGAAGTTAGAATCGTCTGTTATGGCGAGAATGTGGACTGCTATACGGGAAAACCCATTATACTCTATATTGGGGGCTCTTGGAATGGCAGCCAGTTTGTTTGGCATTTATAAGCTCTTCACCTCAGAAGACTCAGTACTACCGATAACCAAACCTGAAGTAGTTGAGAATGTTTTGGAATTTATTCAAAAACCAAATATTTCTCCTGAGGCTAATGTAAGTGGAGACCCTAGAACTGCCAAACAAGTCCGATTGAAAGTTCCCATGGTATCACCACCGCGCATTTTGGGAAATGCTGTGCCTCATGGATCAATAGATCCAAATGCAATTGATCTGGTTGTAAATCGAGTTGTACCAAATTTGGTGCGCCTCAATTTTGAAAACAAAGTGAGCTTTGTAGGATTTCGATTCTGCGGTTCATGTTGTTTATTGCCGGGACATTGTATTGACATGGCTAATTTGCCCTCACGTGTGGAGGTGAAGAGTGATGACTTTTCGATTATGATCTACATGGAAGAAAAGGACATTGTTCGTTTTGGAGGTGGAAAGGATGTGGCTGTTTGGAACATGGGCATACGAATGCCTGCTGCAAAGAACTCCATAAAACATTTCATAACCGAGGCGGATGTGAAGGGTGTTGAGATGACGGAAGCCGAACTTGTTTTGGTGGAACGTACAGCATCCTTGAAAAGATCTTTCATGGTAGAAGCAAAGTTGGTGCTACAGCATACGAGTGATACAACACGAATGCCAGCAAACTATGAATTCAAAGACCGTACTTATTGTATGGCTGATGGATTTTCTTATTCAGTACATAGTAAACCTGGTGATTGTGGAGCATTGTTAGTTGCTGTAAATCCAAGAATAAAGGACAAGTTCCTTGGGGTACATGTTGCAGGTACAGTCGATCAAAATCAAGGCTGGGCTGAACTGGTAACGCAAGAGATGTTGATGGATGCGGTGCAGTTTCTGATGCGATCAGATCCTGTTGCAGTCATTGATGTTGAGGTTCCAGTAAAAGAGCCAATGAAAACTGATGCAATCGTTGCGCAAGCTTTAGTACTCCCAGAAGGCCGGTATACTTATTATGGTATAATCCCTCCGATTCATAATGTTATGAAGACGCAGATTAGGAAGTCTGCTTTATATGATCGAGTCTATGAGCATTTGACTGAACCATCAGTCTTACGCCCAGATGATCCGAGAAATATGTCGGGTGATTCACCATTTGTGAGTGGTTTGAAAAAGTATGGAACTCCAGCCATACCATATGCCCCAGATCTTTTTAATCGGGTTAATAATGCTATGCGCTTGGAGACTATGCGAATGAAACCATACCGTCCTCCACGATTACTATCTTTGGATGAGGCTATTAATGGTTCAAGCAAATACCCTCATTTCGAACGAATAAATATGCAAAGTTCCCCAGGCTACCCATTGGTCAGAACAAGACCTGGTAATGCCGAAGGTAAGCGTTATTTGTTTGATTTTGAGACTTTGGAAGATTCCGAAATTGCTCGGTTTAAGCCAGAGTTTGAGTATTTGATTGAAGAATTGAAAAACCGAATTCTGAAGGCTGCTGTATTGGTTAGAGGTTCCTCTGCTTATACAACTTATCTCAAGGATGAAAGGCGCCCATTAGAAAAGATAGCAAAGGCAAAGACTAGAATCTTTCAAGGTTCAAATCTAATAACAACTTTGTTAACAAGGATTTTCTACTTAGACTACATTGCAGCATTTTATGGGTCTAGAATAGACACTTTTCATGCTGTAGGTATTGATGTTGAGGGTCCTGAATGGACTTATTTATACAGGAAACATGCAAGAATATCCACTGACTTCGGATTTGATGGGGACTTTGGGACTTTTGATGGAAAGTGTGTCATGCCAGAGATGTCTCAAGCTTTAGCTAATGACGTCAATGACTGGTACACATTCCATAATCCTGTTGAGACGTTTGAAATTCAATTTCCAACTGGTGTTCTTAAATTAACACGTGAGGAAGCTGCTAATGTGCGTCTTGTTATAGCGCATGAGTGGGCTCATTGTTCAACAATTGCGTTGAATTTGGTCTACTCTACTCATCAGGGAAATCCATCCGGAACAGCAATGTGTGTTGTTTTGAATTCAAATACGAATTCAAGACTTATGCGGCTGTCTTGGTTGGAGTTAGCTGAAGAGTATGCGCCAGACTTGGCAACAATGGCTGCTTTTCAAGAATATGTTGCTGAAACTAATTACGGCGATGATAATATCATAACCGTGTCACCAGAAGCATTATTTTTTAATCAAAAGAATGTTGGTGACGCTCTAGCCAAACATGGACTAGAGTATACAGCAGCAGATAAGACAGATATAGATCGAGACTTTAAATCTCTCGATGAATTGACGTTTCTTAAGCGTGGATTTAAATCACATCCACAGTATGGGGCCTATAAAACAGCTCCTATTTCCAAGGTCACTATCCAAGAAGAAATCAATTGGATACGCGATGGTCCAAATAATTGGACTGCAATGATTGAGAATATCCGTTCATCATATCGAATGGCATATGCTCATGGTCCTGAATATTATCAAGAACATTCAGACAAAGTAAACACGGCCCTTCTCCAATTACCCGGTGGAGCGCCGCTGTTAGATTCCTATCAAGATTTCGATAGAGAATTTTTATCAAAATTCTATTAAATATCAAATTGGCGACAGTAAGTGCACTCTGCTCTTTTAGAGTTAAGACGCCACCAGTTAATGTTTAATATTTTACTTTTACAATCTTAGCGATTGGGTGC